TAGAAGCAACTCCATACTTAAAAGACGATGAGCGTCTGGGTACATGGAGTCAACTATACGCAAACACATTAAGCGACATTGAGATTGCAGATCAAAGGGCATCTGTTTCCTCAACTCCTCTTGTTCGAGCCCGTTCTTTTGGATAAAAAATGTCATCATTTAGCGATTACACAGAAAATCTCGTACTGACCTACTTGTTTACAACTGGTTCAGTTACTCGCCCAACAGCCTGGTATGTTGGTTTGTTTACTGCCGCACCTAGTGATACTGGTGGTGGTACTGAAGTTTCTGGCAATGCTTACGCCCGTGTTGTTACTGGAACAATTTCTGGTTCTGGTACTGCCACTACTTTTAGTAACGCTGCCGCAATTGAGTTTGCTGCCGCTTCTGGTGGTAATTGGGGAACAGTTGGTTGGGCAGGTATCTTTGATGCCAGTACTGGTGGAAATCTGCTTGCATGGGCTCCTTTGACCACATCACGAGTAATTAACGATGGCGATGTGTTCCGCATTCCCGCAACTAGCCTGACTATTACTTTGACATAACATGGCTGCCTATGGTTCTGGCTATTATGGTGGAGGGAATTATTCCTATGGCGTAAGCCTTGGAGCCGCTTCCATCAGTGATACCAGTACCATGACACTGGCGGCAAGACGCATCTGTATAGGTGCGTTTTCTGTTTCTGATACATCTACAGTAGCAATAACTGCTAATACTGTAAAGACTGCTAGTTTTGCAATTAGCTCTTCTAGTTCTGTAAGTGCTTCTGGAATACGGGTGGCTATTGGGGCTGAAGCTATATCTAGCTCTAGCTCCATGTCTGCTTCTGGAATAAGAGTTGGAATTGGTGCGGCAAGTATTTCTAGTGCAAGCAGTATGTCTGTTGCGGCTAGGCGTGTTGCCATTGGAGCATTAGCGGCAAACGATGCTAGTACATTGGTTGTCAATGGGATTAGGGTTGCATTTGCTCAAATGAGCGTTGCTGATGCGGCAACAATGGTTGTTGGCTCTCAGGTAGTTGCTAATGCCCAATTCCCGATAGTTGCTTCTAGCAGTCTGGTTATCAATGGACAAAGAAGACAGAGTGCTTCTTTAAGTATTTCTTGCACATCTAGCATGAGTGTTTCTGGTAACTTAAAATGGTTACCAGAGAGTGATATATCTGAGAGTTGGACTGCAATTAGCGATGTAGACGAGACTTGGACTCCGATTACAGATGGATCTGAAACATGGACTGCAATTGATGATTCAAGTAAATCTTGGACTGCAGTGGCAGATAATAGCGAAACTTGGCAAATAGCCGCATAGAGGTGAAAAAATGGCAGATACCACAACAACCAACCTAGGACTTACAAAACCAGAAGTTGGTGCATCCACCGACACATGGGGTGGCAAGATCAATACTGACTTAGATACGATTGACGCATTATTTGATGCTGGTCCTTTGCTCAAAGTCACAAAAGGCGGTACTGGTGTTGGTACAAGTACAGGTACTGGCAACAATGTTTTATCTAATAGTCCAACATTAGTCACCCCTGCTCTTGGAACGCCAAGCGCATTGGTTGGCACTAACATTACTGGTACAGCAACAAGTTTTAACATCAATGGTACTGTTGGTGCTACAACTCCTACGACTGGCGCTTTCACTACTCTAAGCGCATCTAGCACTTTGAGCGTAACTGGTGCAGGTTCTATCCAAGGTCTAACAGTAGGCCGTGGTGCAGGTGCTGTGTCTACCAATACTGCGGTGGGTGCTAGTGCTTTGGCTGGTTCAAATACTGGTGGCAACAATACTGTTGTTGGCAGTCAAGCAATGTTGCTGAATACCTCTGGCAATGGTGCAACTGCTATTGGTCGTAACTCAATGCAAAACAATGACTCAGGCGCTGATAGCACAGCGGTTGGTCGTAATTCATTGTTCAGCAATACAACTGGCTCAAACAATGTAGCAATTGGTAAAGATTCGCTGTATCTTAATACCACAGCCTCTAACAACACTGCTGTAGGTTATCAGGCGGGGTATTCAAATACCACTGGTGCTGGAAATTTATTTTTAGGTATTAGTTCAGGTTACAACACTACGACTGCATCAGGTAACTCATTTGCAGGTAGGTTTTCTGGTTTCTACAATACCACAGGTGGCGGCAACACGGCATTTGGCGACCAGAGTTATGCGGCAAATACCACAACTGCTACGGGTGGCTCAAACAGTGCATTTGGTCAATACGCACTTTATAACAATACCTCTGGTGCGGCAAATACTTCTTTAGGTGCAGAGTCGCTTCGCTCCAACACCACAGCATCTAACAACACTGCTATTGGTTATCAGGCGGGCTACAGCAACACTACAAACCCCCAAAGCACTTTTGTTGGTTACCAATCTGGGTATTCGTCAACTGGTGGTTACAACACTGCAATAGGCTATATAGCGGGATACGCAATTACTACTGGCGATTCCAATACAGCAATTGGTCGTTTGGTTATGTCAGGAGGTGCTGGCGTTACTGGAAGCTCAAATACAGGCGTTGGAAATAATACATTGCCAGCATTAACAAGCGGTTCGTCTAATTCGTCATTAGGCGATGGCGCTTTGCTCTTTAACACAACTGGCTCAAATAACACTGCGCTAGGAACTACGGCACTTCGTGCAAACACTACATCATCTAACAACACAGCCGTTGGTTACCAAGCAAGTTACGCAAACACTACAGGAACACGCAATACCGCTGTTGGCGCAGCAGCTTTGACTGGTACTACAACAGGTAGCTACAACATAGGTGTTGGATATAACGCACTTGGCTCGGCAAACACTGGAAGTGGTAACGTGGGTATAGGCGATTCCGTATTGTCATACAACACAAGCGGCAACTCCAACGTAGCGGTGGGATCGTTTAACGGCTCAACTTTGCCGCCATTGTTCTACAACACAACAGGTTCTAATAATATTGCTGTTGGAACAGGATCGCTTCGGGCAAACACAACTGGAAATCAGAATACAGCAATTGGTGGCGCAGCGTTGTATGAAAATACTACAGCTAATAATAATACTGCTGTAGGCTATTTGTCTTTGTATGTTAACACCACTGGCGCAGATAACACGGCTGTTGGCACTTCTTCGCTGACAGCCAATACAACAGGAAGTAACAACACTGCTTTAGGACGAGCGGCACTTTCATCCAACACCACAGCATCAAGCAACACCGCTGTAGGTCATCAAGCGGGGCAATCAACTACGATTGGCGGTTTGAATGTCTTTGTTGGTTATCAATCAGGATACACAAACAGTGCTAGCCAAAACAATATATTTGTTGGTAACCAAGCAGGTTATACGCACAACATAGCATCTTTGACCAATGGTTTTAACACTGCCATCGGCACTGCTTCTGGCTACTCTTTAACAACTGGAACGCTAAACACATTTATTGGTAGTGGCCCATCTGGTTTCGGTTCTGGTTACTATGTAACCACAGGCTCTAAGAACACCATCCTTGGCGCTTACAACGGCAACCAAGGTGGCCTAGACATTCGCACAACAAGCAACAACATCGTGCTGTCTGATGGGGATGGAACTCCTTACATGTATTTCAGAAATTCTTCTGGAACTTGGTTTTTTGCCCAATTAGCCGCTGGTGCTGGTACTAATGCATTAAAGTTTAATACATCAACAGGCGCAATTACATACGATACTTCATCTGCCCGTTATAAAAACAATATCCGTGACAGCATTTATGGTTTAAGCCATGTAATGCAAATGCGTTCTGCTCAGTTTGAATACAAAGACACAGGGCGTTCTGATGTTGGTTTAATTGCAGAAGAACTACAGCCAATTGTTCCTGAATTGGTTGGCACAAATAAAGAAAGCCAAGCTGATTCAGTATCGTATGACCGCATGGTATCTGTTCTTGTCAAAGCAATTCAAGAACAACAAGCCCTAATCGTTTCTCTCAAGGCACGTTTGGATGCCGCTAACCTTTAAAGGAAAACCATGACTATTGAAACACAAACCCCAACCGCAGAAGAAATTGCTCGTCACTACAGTGCCGCAATGGACTCAGTAAAACTGATTAACGCAGGACAGCCAGAAGGCATGACTGCTGAAGACTGGGCTGACACTGTTGCTCGTAACAAAGAGCATCTAGTTATTATGTTGGCTAAAGACTTTTGGACAACACAAGACCTTACAGCAATTCGTGCGGCTTCTGTATGACACTAGATTTAACCATTGAAGAAATTAACGCCTTGCTAAACCTAATGGGTAAGACTGCTACTGAAAGTGGCTTCTTCCCATTGATGGTTAAGATTAAAGAGCAAGCTGAAGCACAACTTCCTAAAGAGCCAATGGAGCAGTAATGAGCGATGTCAGCCACGAGCAAATCTATAACCGACTTTTAGCAGTTGAAGCTAAAGTAGATGAAATAGATAAGAACACCAAAGGTCTTGTAGAAGCAATTAATGCTGCTAATGGGGCTGTCAAGGTTCTGAATTGGATAGCTTCTATTGCTCAACCTGTTTTATGGGTTGGTGGTTTGATCTTGGCAGCAGGTGCTGTTTGGCAAACTTGGATTAAAAAGTAATGTCTAGTCAGAAACAACTAGATGTACCACCAGTTCCTAATTTGGGAACTTCTGGTGTTTCTTACTCTCAAGAAGTACAGAACCAGAATAATGGCACATTGAGGTTGTTTTTCATTAAACTACTTAACGCTGTTCAAGCCTTAACTGCTAGAGTTGGTGGCAAGTACATCAACTTTCCTTATGGTGCGTTTCAAGACTCTACAGACCAAACTGCCGCTAGTACAACTGTTGCCTATGCGATTACATTTAACACAACAGATTTCTCTAATGGTGTAACTTTATCTAATTCTTCAAGATTAAATGTAAGTAACCCAGGTCTTTACAATTTACAGTTTTCCATTCAGTTTAAAAACACCACAAACGATGGTCAAGATGTTGATGTTTGGTTTCGCAAGAATGGGACAAACATTGCCAACTCAAACAGCAGATTTCACCTAGTAGCGAGAAAAGGTACTGGTGACCCTAGTCATATCATTGCTGCATTGAATTTCTTTGTTGACATGGCTGCTAATGATTACGTTGAGATTATGTGGAGAACTGAAAATACTGGTGTAAATATTGAGCATTTTGGGACAAGCACAAGCCCAACTAGACCCGCAGTTCCTAGCGTTATTGCTACAATGAGCTTTGTTTCCAACCTACCTGATTGACAAAGTATGGCCTATATTCCGCTCCAAATTCCTCCAGGTGTATTCAAGAATGGTACAGAGTATCAGGCTAAAGGACGTTGGAATAGTTCTAACCTAGTTCGTTGGTTTGAAGGCACTATTCGCCCTGTTGGTGGATGGAGAAAGCGCACAGCCACTCAACTTACTGGTAAAGCTAGAGGTCTTCTTAACTGGCGTGATAACTCCAATAACCGAAGAATTGCCATTGGCACACACTCAAAGTTTTATGTTCTGAGCGAAAGTAATACTTTAACAGACATTACTCCTACAGGTTTTACTGTTGGTGATGCAGATGCAGTCCAAAAGATTGGTTATGGCTATGGTACTTATGGAAGTTTTGCCTATGGTGTTGCTAGACCAGACTTAGGATCTGTAACACCCGCTACTACATGGTCTATGGATACATGGGGTGAGTATTTAGTTGCTTGCTCATCTAAGGATGGAAAACTCCTTGAATGGCAGTTGGATACTGGTACAGATGCTGCCGCCATCACAAATGCTCCAACTGGTTGCACTGGTTTAATTGTTACGCAAGAGAGATTCTTATTTGCTCTGGGTGCAGGTGGTAATCCTCGTAAAGTTCAATGGTGTGACCAAGAGAACAATACTGTATGGACTCCTTTGGCTACCAACCAAGCAGGTGATTTTGAGCTAACAACCATCGGTTCTTTGCAGTGTTCTAAGCGGATTCGTGGCACTACCATCTTGTTTACAGATGTGGATGTCCATACTGCCACTTACATTGGCCCACCCTTTATTTACAGTTTTGAGCGTGTTGGTACGGGTTGTGGCGTTATCTCTAAACAATCAGTAGCGGCTACTGACAATGCTTGTATCTGGATGTCTGGATCAGGATTCTGGATATACGATGGTTTTGTTAAACCTTTGCCATCAGATGTATCTGACTTTGTTTTTGGCAATCTGAACACTACCCAAGCCTCTAAGGTTTATTGCGTCCATAACTCAACATTTGGTGAGATTTGGTGGTATTACCCAAGTGTGTCTACCAATGAGGTAGATTCCTATGTGACCTATAACTATCGTGAGAATCATTGGTCTATTGGCACTTTAGATCGTACTTGCGGTACAGACAAAGGTATTTTTAGCAACCCTATTCTGGTTTCCTCAGATGGGTATGTCTATGAGCATGAGGTTGGCAACAACTACGACTCACAGACATTGTTTGCTGAGTCAGGACCAATTGAATTAGGTAATGGCGACAGGGTAATGAGTCTTACAGGATTAGTTCCTGATGAGAAGACTGCAGGTGATGTTAGGGCTAGTTTTAGTACTAAGTTCTACCCAAATACCACTAAATACACGCATGGTCCATATACCTTGTCTTCTCCTACATCAGTTCGTTTAACTGGTAGACAGATTGCAGTAAAGATTGAAGGTGTTGCTTTAACAGATTGGCGAGTTGGTGTTATCAGATTTGATGGGAAACCTGGCAGTTTGAGATGATTGACTACGAGAAATATAAAGTAGATGGTGAACTACCACTATGGGCTGTATATTTTAAAAAAGTAGAGAAAATTTTAGAACCTGCTTTAGAATACGATAATACGCATAATATGCAAGATGTAGCCGACTGTATTGACAGTAGTACGATGCAATTATGGACAAGTGATAACAGCGCAGTAGTCACTCAAGTGCAGATATTCCCAAGAATGAGGGTATTGCACATATTTTTAGCGGCAGGTGATCTAGCAGATCTAGAAACCATCACCCCCCGTATTCAGAAGTTCGCTGAAGACATGGGATGCCAAAAAATCACCCTGACAGGACGTAGGGGTTGGTCAAGAACTTTTGTATCTAAATTTAACATGAAGCCAACACATTATTGGCTTTCTACGGAGGTGTAATTATGTCTGGTGGTTCTAGTCAACAAACAGCGCAGCTTGATCCTGCATTGCGTGACGCTTACTTGCAAAATGTGCAAACATCCAGAGATGTTGCGGGAGAATTAGCTCCTCGCCAGTTTGCGGGATACAACCCAGATCAAGCACGTGCAGCTCAGTTAACCAGAGACTTTGCTAATCCAAATAATGCCATATTCCAAGGTATTGGTGCTTCATTTGATGTCGCTAACAGAGCGGCAAACTATCAGCCTCAGAATGTTCAAGCACAGCAATTTGGTGGCGCTCAAGTAGCTCCATCTGCTATGGCGGCTCAGACAGGCTATAACCCTGCTACAGCTCAATCAGCATCTGCTGGTCCTGCCGCTACTGCCGCTACACAAGGCTACAATGCCGCAACATTCGGTGGCGCTCAAGCAGGTCCTGCTACACAAGCACAAGCCACTGGTTATCAGTCTCTTGGCTTTACTGGTCAACAGGCAGGTCCTGCGGCTACTGCTAGGGGTCAAGGTTATACCTCATTAGGATTTACTGGACAACAAGCAGGTCCTTCAGCACAAGCTCTTGCCGCTCAGATGAATAGAGATACTGTTCGTGAAGTTGGTGCGGCAGGTGTTTCTGGTCAACAAGTAGCCTCTACTGCTCTGGGTCAGATTGCTCCACAAGCTCGTCAGAATATTCGTGATGTACAGGCAGGTTCATTCTTAAATCAGAATGTTCAGCAGTACATGAATCCTTATACTCAGGCTGTTACAGATCAGTCTTTGAGAGATCTAGAGCGTTCTAGACAATTGCAACAACAACAGACTGCGGCTAGTGCTACTGCTGCTAAAGCCTTTGGTGGTTCACGCCAAGGTGTTGCTGAAGCAGAGACTAATCGAGCCTTTGGTGAGAATGCCGCTCGTTTGGTTGCTCAACAGAATGCTGCCGCTTATCAAGCCGCACAACAAGCTTCTGAGGCTGATTTGTCTAGATCAATGCAAGCTCAACAACTTAACCAAGCACAAGATGCCGCCACTACCCAACAGGCTTTGGCTTTGTCTGGTCAGTTTGGTTTGGCTAATCAAGATGCAAGTTTACGTGCGGCACTGGCTAATCAAGGTGTTGATGTCACTACTGGTCAAGCTAATATGCAAGCCCAACAGCAAGCTAATCTGGCTAACCAAGCGGCTCAGAATCAGATGGCACAATTCAATGTTGGTAACCTCCAACAAGCAGGATTGGCCTCTCAAGCTGCGGCTAATCAGGCGGCTCAGTTTGGCGCTCAAGCAGGTAATGTTGCAGACTTGTCAAACCAAGCGGCACAGAACCAAATGGCTCAGTTTAATGCCCAACAACTTCAGCAAGCAGGTTTGTCAACTCAGGCCGCTGCCAACCAAGCCGCTCAGTTTGGTGCTGGCGCTCAAAACACTATTGCCGCTCAGAACGCTGCCGCTCAGAATCAATTGGCTCAGTTCAATGCAGGTAACTTGCAACAAGCAGGTTTAACAAACGCTGCCGCAATGAACCAAGCTGGTCAATTCGGTGCGGCTTCTGCTAATCAAGCGGCATTGGCTAATCAGGCCGCTCAGAACCAGATGGCTCAGTTTAATGCGGGTAATCAACAAGCAACCAACTTGGCAAACATGGGTGCTTTAAACCAAGCAGGTCAGTTTGGTGCTTCTGCATTTAATCAGGCAGGTTTGGCTAACCAAGCGGCAATCAATGCGGCTAATGCTCAACAAGCAGGTTTGACACAACAAGCAGGTTTAGCTAATCAGCAGAACTTCTTGCAAGCAAACTTGGCTAACCAACAAGCAGGTTTAGCGGGTAATCAGCAGAACTTAGCTGCCGCAGGTCAAATGGCAGGTATTGCTCAGAATGCTCAACAGATGGGCTTCCAAGGCGCTCAGAACTTGGCGGCTCAAGGTCAATTCCAACAGCAGTACACACAACAGCAATTGGATGCAATCCGCAATCTGCCTTTGGAACAACAACAGATTATCAATCAGGCGTTGGGACTCAACATTGGTGGTGGATCTGGAATGCAAACAACTTCTGGTTCACGCCAAGGTTTGCTTGGTGTGCTTGGTCTTTAAGGAGTTTATATGGCTTTCAATTTTGGTTTGCTGTCTGATGCGGCACTTACTGGTCTTAGTGATACTGAGAAAGAAAGTTTGCAAAAGCAAGCTACAACTCAGTTCTTGCTTGGCTCTTTGTTGAGCAATGATCCTTCAATGGGTTTGAGGTCTGCTATGTCTGTACCTGATCAGTACATTAGTGGTCAAAAAGCTATTTCTGAGATGAAAGAGAAACAACGCCAGCGTGGTGAGGTTTCTAGCTTTTTAGAGCAATATGCTCCTACTCCATTTCAAGCAGGTCAACAATCGTTTGTAAACGCACCTACTCGAACTTCAACAGATTATGGACCATCTCCACAGGCTGCTCAAAGACAAATAGACAGGCTAAATGCTCCTATTGATTTCAACAGAGCATTGTTAGACTCATTGCGCTTGTCTGGCAATCCTGCACAACCACAGATCCGTGAAACTTTAGCTGCCATGCAACCTAAGTTCCAAGGTGATTTGCGTGTTGATGCAAGTGGTCGTATTGTTGGTGCTTTGCCTACTACTAAAGATGGCATTCAGACGCAATACAACACTGCTACAGGACAGTATGCTGCAAACCCAGTGCAGAACTACATGATGTCTCAGTTAATGACTAAACCGCCAACTGTTTCTACAGACACTATGCTTGTGCCTGTTCAAGGTGGTGGATTTATTCAACAAGCTATCCCAGGTGCGGCAAATGCTGTTCAAACTATCAAAGCCGCTGAAGCTGTTGGTCAGGCGGCAGGTCAAGTTGAGCAAGTTGTCGGTGCTGATGGCAAAACTTACTATGTTCCACGCTCTTCTTTGTTGACACAACCTCCTAAAGGTGGTACTACAGGAACTACCCCTGTTGGTGGAGTTTCAGGTGCAGTAGCTAAGATTTCTCCTGCTCAAGAAGCAGTAAATCGTGCAACTTCTGATCGTTATAACGAGTTCACTAAGACATCACTAGATGCCGCAATGACAGTTGGAGATCGTAAAACTTCTGCTGAATATTTGTACAACGCTGCAGAACAATTAGACCCAAATAAACTGACAGAGTTTTTTGCTACGGGTGCAGCTTATATGCGAGCTATACCTGGAGTTGGCGATAAATTTGACTCTTTGGTAGGTAATGTTAACTTGCTGAACAAGACACGTTCTGAAGGTGTTTTGAAGGGTTTGAGCAACATTAAAGGCAATGCTAACGCATTTGAAGGTGGCATTGTTGACAAAGCAACTACTGGTGTAACCGATCCTAAGTTTGTAACCAAGTATGTGTCTGCTCTTGAAATTGCTGCAGCAGATAAAGATGATGCTCGTCAAAGATTTATTGATGCCTACAATGGTGATCCAAAGAATGTTTATACGGCATGGGCTAACTCTCCTGACAATCCTCGTTTGTATAACCATCCAAAGGTTAACCAATTCCTTAATGAGCAAATTGCCGCCAATCCAATTAAACCAGTTTTACCCGCAGGTTTCCAACTTGTACAAGGTAAATCTGGAAGATATGGAATTAAAAAGCCAGATGGTTCTGTAATGCCAGTGGGTCAATAAGATGGCAACTAAAGACGAAATCTTTGCATTTGCTACACAGGAAGCGGAGCGTCAAGGCGTACCCGTTTCACTGGTGCAAAATGTTATTGAGGCTGAGTCTGGTGGTGCGTTTAACGCTATAGGTCCTAAAACAAGGTTTAATGATCGTGCTTATGGACCTATGCAGTTGATGAGTGCAACTGCTAAAGATCTTGGCGTAAATCGAATGGATTGGAAAGATAACATCCGAGGTGGTGTTAAGTATCTTGGTCAACTATCACAAAGATTTCAAGATCCTACATTAGTTGCCGCTGCTTATAACGCAGGTCCTGGCAATGTTGAGAAGTATGGTGGTGTTCCTCCATTTAAAGAAACACAAAACTACGTAAAAAAGGTGGTTGGTATGGCAAATAAAGATGACGAAGATTGGAAGCCTGTATCTGGCATTAATCAACAACCAGTAGCAAATACAGCAACTACTCAACAATCATTGGCTAATGAAGATTGGAAGCCTGTAACTGGTGTAACCACTACTACAGCACCACAACCTCAACAAACTGGTCAAAGCCAATTTTTACAAGATGTACGAGCTAGTTTTAACCCAATGGATGTTTTGCGTGGCAAGACTACTAGTGGTCAATTAATCAGAGGCACTGCTGGTTTAATGGCTAGTGGCATAACTGGTGGACTCAGTAAGCTTGGTTTTTCTGATGAATACCTTGGCATTGATCGCACAAAACAACAACCTGCACCACAACCTACTCAGTCTATCAGTGACATTCTAAAAGGCACTTACAAAGTTGCCACAGAGCGCCCAGGTCTGCTTGTTGGTGGTATGGCTACAGGTTTACTAGATCCTGCAAACTTGGTTTTGCCTGGTGCTATGCAGAAATCTATTGTTGCTTCAACGCCTACTGCAATTGCTCAAGCCGCACCAAGAACTGTTGCATTGGCTCAGAATGTTGCCGCAGGTACAAGTACTGCAGGTTTAACTTCTGCCGCACAACAACAAGCTACTACAGGAACTATTAATCCTGCTCAAGTGTTTAATGAGGCAGCTGTTGGTGGCTTATTGACTACTCCTACTGCCTTGACAGGTGCTGTAACAACACCTAGAGCACCTGCTAATTTGACACAAAGACAACAGATTGCACAAGAGGCTATTAATCAAGGTGCAACATTACCTCCAACACAAGTCAATCCAACTTTCTTAAACAGAATGTTAGAAGGTTTTTCTGGAAAACAACAAACTGGTCAAGTTGCATCAATTAAAAATCAAGAAGTTATTAATACTCAAGCTCGTAAAGCATTGAACTTACCTGAAGACACTGTAATTACCCCGAAAGTTTTGCAAGACTATAGAGATGTTAAAGGTCAAGCTTATGAGGCATTAAAGTCAAACAATGCTTACTACACTGATAAACAATTTATTACAGATGTAAACAAGCGCACAAATGATTTGCAAAAGTTAGCGAATACAACAGATGTTTCTGCTGAACTCAATGTTTTAAATGGCTTGAAGCAAATGAGTTTTGATGGTGTTGGACTTGTTGAGCAAATGAAGCGTTTGAAGTTTGATGGCGAAGCAAATTCAATGTCTTTGGATCCTGCCAAGAGAAGTCTTGGACAACAACAAAAGTTTGCCGCTAGACAATTGGAAGATCTTGCAGAGCGTAATTTGCAAAACTTCAAGCAACCTGATGTAATGAAGAACTTTAAGCAAGCTCGTCAAGATATTGCTAAAAGCTACACAATTGAGAAGTCATTGAATGCCGCAACAGGAGATGTCTCTGGTTCTGCATTAGGCCAAAGAGCTGCCGCAGGAAAGATTGTTCCTAGCGAACTTCAGGCTTTAGCAAATGCCGCTGCCGCTTATCCAACTGCTTTTCAGAATACAGCTCGTATTGGTAGTGTTCCTGGCATTAGTCCATTAGATGTTGGAGCCGCAGGTGTTGCCGCTGCATCAGCAAGTAATCCTACATTGCTAGGCACTGTATTTGGCAGACCAGTAGTGAGAGCAGGTATTACAAGCGGTATGTACCAACGCAATATGCTACCAAACACTCAGCCTCAAACACCTGGTTTACTCAACAGGATCACTTCTAATCCTATGACTAACTATGGTTTAGGCCAGTTGCCAGAGTATGGTACTGAGCGTTTCTTGTTAAACAGATAACATGAAAGACTGGCTGCTTGCATTCATTGCGGCAGTCAGTATGGTTGCCCTTGTCATTTGGAGTTTATCCATAATAATTTGGGCTTGGATATGATTAGTTTTTTACTGGCTGTATCTATTGAATACAGGTGTGTTAAGTGGACTTGGGTTGGAGATGTTTACAACCGCAGGGTCTACTGTATTGAATGGAAAAAGGTAGAGAAGAAATGATTGATCCAATCACAGCTCTAAATGGCCTACAGAGTGCCATTTCAATGGTTAAGAAGGCTAGTAAGGTAGCCAACGATTTAGGTGGTCTTGCCCCAATGATTGGCAAGATGTTTGACGCTAAAAGTCAAGCAACAAAGGCTATGCTTCAAGCCAAGAGAGAGAAGAAAGGCTCGAACATGGGAGCCGCTCTTCAGATTGAGATGGCACTAGAGCAAGCCAGAGCCTTTGAAGAAGAGTTAAAGATGTTGTTCATGCAAACAGGCAAGATAGATGTCTGGAACAAGATCAAGGCTAGACAAGCTGAGATGGACAGAGATGATGCCAAAGAGATGGCAGCATTGAGAGCAGAGGAAAAGAAGGCCAAGGCTAAAGAAGAGGAAATGCAAGAGATAGCCATGATTATTGGTGGTATTGCTTTTGTTCTACTACTGGTCTTTATTGGTATAAATGAGTTGATGAGCCTATGTCCTAAAGGTGGATGCGGAAGATGACATACTTTGATGTATTACTTTGGGCTGCTGTTCCTTTAAACTATTTTTTCTGGATAGTTGTTTATCCAAAGTTGAGCAATGAATGAGTACCAGAAGCAATTCGACTTGTTTTGCAGGGTGTTCTGCTATGGTTGCGCTGCTTGGTGGTTTCTAGGATTCTTGAGGTTCTTGCCTGATGACTTGTCAGACAAGATTGTTAACCTTTTACTTGGAAAGATTGGGTTATGAAAATTACCACTTATCAAGAGAATGCTCGTATGCTATGGGAGGCTCATAGGGTGATCCACCAACAAAATATGCAAAGGTTGGCAGAGTTGAACCATCAAGCCCAACACCAACAGAAAACCCAAGAGATCAAGACTCAATGGGTCAAAGCCTCACAAGTGGATGTGATGGCATGAGATATATCTTTTTGATATCAGTATTGTTCTTAACTGGATGTGAAGACCGCTACAGGTACTTCTGCCAGAACCCTGAGAACTTTGTCCATCCTAGTTGCCAAAAGCCCAAGTGCTTGTTTACCCAAACTTGCCCTGAGTATTTAGTTGCTCCAATTCTTGAAAAAAAGGTTAACGATGTTGCACCAGAAACCAAGACTAACAATTGAAGAAGTAGAAACCTATGT